CCGTTTGATTACAGCGTTGCGGGTCACTTCCACACGCCAGTGCGCATGTACCTCAACGGAATTGTGCATTGGAACGGCGGCTCAACAGAGAGCGGCAATACCTATGCGCAGGAGCAGTTGGCTTCTGCTGGCGAACCATCCCAGTGGTTGCTATTCCAGCATCCGACTGGGGTGTCGGCGGAGTACCTGATTAGGCTGACTTCCTAAACCGAACACCTCTGGAGCGACCAGCATTCCTGATCGCTCTGGAGGTAAGGTCGGCAATAAATCTTGCCGTCTCGTCCTGAACAGCACTGATTAGCGCCTGCTTAATTTGCGGACGGTAATCATTTACGCTGAACTCTACGTGTCTTCCGTAAAAGTTTTCGTACGCAACGTCCTCGGGGTTTGTCCCGTAATCAAGGGAAAGATTGCTGCCGCTGGCGCGGAAATTCATAATCGGATTAGCCTTTCGGACGCGACCAGGAGATTTCTTGCTATCGGAAACGTACGTTCCCCTGTCGCCGACTAGTCCTGCGGCGTATGCTCCGGAGTCCTGGGGTGCCTCCTGCTCCATCTCCTGACCGACCCCACCGTAGAGGGCGTCGATTGCATTTCGCGCAACGGAACGGCGAAACTCATTGTCAAGGGCCTTGGGGATCTGCTCCAGTTGTCCGGCAAATTTGCGAATCTCTCCAAGAACACCACTAGCTCGAACGGTAATCTTGTTGTAGCTCATCGCTCGCTGATCCTTGCCTTGACTACAAGGTGATGCCGGAGAGCTTCTTGCAAGATGCCGATGACCAAAAATGTCCTACCGTGAACAACAAACTTGTCATCCGGCGCTGGTCTATTGGTTCCAGTAATGAAAGGCAGATAGAATTGATAGAACGCCTCGCCGCGTCGGCCAACGTCATCTTGGGCTTCAATGTTGTAACGCTGCTGATAGTGACCCTTTTTTGTCCAAAGAGTTGTGCTTGTCTTTACGGGCGTGCCCATGGCGTCTTGGGATGTCTGTCCGTCTCGGACAAGAGTAATGGACGCGTTAAAGCCCGGCAGGCTCATCGGATGGCAGTTCCCTGATACTGGTCAAGCAAGGCCATGGCAGCGCGAGGGATGCGTAGGCTGCTCCCCATCTTGCCACCTTCGCGCTCGCCCTGCGGATAGGCGCTATACATGTCCATTTCGCCAACGCGGAATCGGGAGAGACCGCCCATGCCCTGCTTAACAAGGTTGTCCTTAGCAAGTAGGTCAACAACAATTAGCGCCACGGCGTCCTTGACTGGCTGCGGGGCAACCTGGTAGCCGTGGGTGTAGACAATCTCTACTACTGGCTCAATCATGCCAAGGGCTACGATTGCCGGGAACAACGAATAGGTGACTGCGGCAAGAGAGGTAATCTCCACGTAGCCGCGGTCTTCGTTAATGTAGAAATCGTTCAGGGTAAATGCGGCACTCTGCTGTGCGCTTACGTGCACGCTGACCGCAGACACCGAGACGATTGGTCGCTGACGTACATAGATGCGGCGATTTTTCTGGTTCCAAGGGTGTTTCTCTTTGTTCTGCACGTACTCAAACGAGTACCCAACGTAGGAATCGGCAAGGCCGCAGGCTGCCTTAATAAGACGTTCTAGCTTCTGGTTGCTGACCGATTCTCCGTCCGGCCCGCTAAGGTCTCCAAGTTCGTATGAGCGGAACTCGTCGACGGTAATGTATCCGAGCGGCTGCCCTTGGAAGGGGGTGGCCCAAGAGCCGCTTGCTAGAGTTCCCGTGTTGTACAGGCGCCACGTGCTAAACTGGTTGCTTGCGCAATCATTGTCGTTATATTCGTAAGTAGAAACTACACTGTTAAGAGATATAACAGCCCCGGCGTTGACAAAGGTGCCAGTTTGCGCGGTGGCGTCAGCGGACGTGGCCGCACGACCGACCTGAATGGCGTTGTACGTCGCCGAAGCAGTCGTAATATCACTAATTTGAATTGTTAGTTTTACTGCCATTGGCTTATTCTCCTAGATTTTATAGCGCATAGCCAGACGGCGAACGTCTACGTTGTGGTTTCACGTGAAACAAGCCTGCAACCGTGTTCCTTCAGGCTGCTAAGGTATTTCGCTTGAATCTTAGCACGTTTATTTATAAATTTAACATGGTTGCCATCTTCAAGCATAATCACACCGTCCATATGCCACTCAACTTCGACTAGGGCTGAGGACTGCCCAAAGGCAACGTTGCGAATGACCCTCTTAGCAAATGCAGCGCCCTGCTCCTCTGTGGTTGCTGGTCTAACAATCTTTTTTCTTGGCATGATTTACTCCCAAAAAGTAGAGGCGGGGCCTAAGCCCCGCCCCCACCAAGTTCCCGAAGGAAAGATTACACGGTGACGCGAATCTTGCCGTTGAACTGTGGCGCCTTGCCCGCGAGCCCGAACATCACATACATGATGTAGAGGCGGGAAAGCGAACCGTTTACGCCGACTGGAATCTCCAGCGTCGTGATCGAGTCCGAACCAAGGTACGGCATCGACCAGGTGTCCTCGTCTACGACATACATGTCGCGGTACGAGTCGGTGCTGATTGAGTACGACCCAATGCTGTCACCAGGTACTGGGATGATCGGGAGCTCACCGGCAGCCGTAACAACGGTACCAAGTGTAAGGCCCATGACCTGCCCACCCTGTGATGGAGCATTGTAGCGAACAAGGTTCGTGACTTCGTTCGTAAGGCCAGCGTAGTCCGTAGGCGAGCAAAGGATCGCCGAAGGATTTCCACCCTGGTTAAGAATCGAAGCAACGTTGTTGTTGATCGTTGCAAGGTAAGCCGCGCTCGACTTGTTGACGATCTGAGCCTGCCCTGCGGCCGTGCCGAGGGTCTTGCGCAGACCGGTGAAGCCGTTTGCATCGTATGCACCAAGCTCCGTAGCAGCGCCGGCCGAAGCCGTCGTGTCAGCGTTACCCTGGAAAAGGGCAACCTGGAGCTTGTGCGCAATGGCGGTAACGCCCGAAGCAAGTTCGGTCGAAAGCCCGTTGAAAGGCCCGCCACCCTGGTTAAGGGCGAACTGCGACTTCAGCGTGATACCGCGGCGGGTCGCAAGCACGGCGACGTTTGTCGTCGCGCGAGCGTAGGTCGCGGAATCATCGGTTACGGTGCCAGTTTCTGTCTGGAAGACAGCGTCACCGTAGGCCGACTGTCGGTTGAACGCGTGCACGAGGCCGTTTGCCGGCTCCTTGCGAATGCGCTCAAAGAATGGGAACTTCTTTACGAACAGCGAGTAGAGGATTGGCTCCAAGTCCTGACGGATAAGAGCCGTGCCGCCGCTGCTGTCGAGGAGCTTGGCGATGTTGGGATTAGCAACAGCAAGCTGGTTAAGGACGTCGGACGAAGCCTGCTTGCCGGTCTCACGGGCTGCCTGAATGTCAAGCATCTCGCGAAGATCGGACGAGCTCATCTTCGAGAACTTCTTGCGAAGGTCCTTCTGAATCGCATAGGCCTCGGCGGCGTCGAAAGTCTTTCCGGCGCCCGAATCTCGGGTCACCACGGACTCGTTAAGGGTTTCAAGGCCCTTGTCGAATCCGCCTAGGATCTCTCGGTTGTCGCTCATGATTTATTACTCCTGAGTCTCCAGCACACGCTGGATGTATGGGCTTAGCCAAGGGGCAGATGTTGCCATCTCTCCCGTGGCGCGCTTGAAGGCCGGCACATGACTAACGGGGACGTCAATCAATCGACCGACCAGGTCCAATGTCTTTTCCAACTCCAACTCGACCTTGGCCTTTGCAGCCAGGACATCGGTGAAGCTCTTCTTCAGAGCTGCGACCTCAGCCTGAGCGGCAAGGGCTGCATCTAGTGCAGACTTGGCAATTTCCGCGACCTCGGCAATAGCTGCTGTATCGGCGGTCTTATCATCAGAAGCAGCCACAACGGGCTCTTCTGCTGTTTCAATGGCCACTTCGACCGGAGCCTCTGTTGGCTCAACGGACTTTGCGGCGGGCTTTGCCGGGGCCTCTGGGGCCTCTGGGGCCTCTGGGGCCTCCTCAGCGGCTGGAACCTCAGCCTCAACGGCAACTGGCTCCTCAGCAACTGGAGCATCGGCAACAACCGGGGCCTCAACTGCGACTGGGGCTGGCTGACCGGTGGCTGCTGCAAGGCGAGCTGCGGCAAGTGCGGCCAAATCAGCGTCTGTTGCGTCCTTGACCAACTCGGCGCCAAGTGCCTCTAGGGCTTGGACGTGCGCTGGCTTCTCTTCAGCGGCAGCCTCAACGGCAACTTCCTCGACAGCGGCAGCCTCAACCGGGGCGGCCTCCTCGGCAACGGGCGCTACGGCCTCGTCAACAATAATCTCGTTTTCGTTTTCCACGTTCTTTACCTCCAATGTTTCGCCCTCTGGGCGTTGCTCTTGGTCGATGCCCGAGGTCAGTACTTCTGCCTCTCCTGGCTCTTCAACTTCATGCGTCTCGATAACAAGGCTATCAAAAGATTTTGCAGCACGAAGGGTGGACATTTTGTGCCCAACAATTGTGTCCGTTGCCTTGTCATCTTTATAAACGCGAATCAAGACGGCTGGATCGCCCTCTTCTGCGTTAATGGTAAATGAGGAACCAGGCACCTTAACGCTGCCCTCGCGCACAATTTTGGTAATCTTTCCTCGTGCGGTTCCGCCGCTGGAGTTCCAACTGACCATGTCGCCAACTGCAAGGTTGTGAGAAGATTTTTGCTCCTCAACAGCAGTGCTGCGAAGGCTCTTTACAGCATTCTGTAGATATGAACGCTGATTTGCAGGAATGCCAACAACTGAGGCTTCCATCAACTTGACACTATCAATAACGTATGTCTCTTCTCCGGTAGCCTTATCAACCTTCTTGCTAACGCGATCTACTCGCGCGCCAATTGACAGGCCGAGCTTGACACCGCGCTTAATTGCGCGGTATGCCCGAATTGCTTCCGGGTTTTCGTCCTCGGAGACAACTGAGATGTCAACGTCAAGGTCAAAAACTTCCTGCCCGGATGCGTCAATTCGCTTGACAATGCGTGCATCCTTGACCGAACCAAACAAATCGTCGGGAACCTGATACTCATGGTTGAGCCAGATTGTCATGTTTTGCTTGGCGGTTGCCTCCATGCTCTTCAAGGCGGCAAGCGTCATTTCGTCGCCATGGAGGTCGCGGATTGTTGAAGAAGTGGTGCCCGTTACATAACGGTCGCCGTTATCAGCCTCAAAGGCCTTAAGGGCATTCGTGTAAATCTTAAAGTCGGACATTTATCCCCCTTGCATAGGCCGTGCACGGCCAATTGCGCTAGATAATACGCGTGCTTTATCCTGCCCTACAAGCCACTACAAATCTATGTGTGGCATTTCTACGCATATTTGCGTGTCAGGTGTCATCGCGTATTGACGTATGATAGCATATGTGCAATGAAAGACACCGTCTGTAAACTTTGCCACCAGATAAAAGAGTCGGGAGCCGAAATCCAAGAGCTCTCGAATGCCTTGTTGCGCCTTCAGCGCCAAATCCAGCCAGTCCTTGATTCCTATGACAAGCAACGCAAGGCGCATCTAAAGTGCGCCTCCTGCCTTATCCTTATAGGACCAGACCATTTGGACAACCAGTTGGTTCCGGAGCCAATGGTGCCCCGGGCTAAGGGGCAAAAGCGCTATATGGTCTGCCCTGACTGCTATAAGCATCACGCCAAGATGAGAATGAGCGTTCCACAAATGAGGAAATATCATCAGCGATTGTCAGAGATTATGGATAAACAGGAAATAGAAGACCTGGCCAGTCTTCCCTCAATTGAAGAGGCGGAAGAAGAAGCCAAAAAGTGGGCGCTAACCACCCTGGACGATGTCGACGCCTGACGTATCCTCTACAGTAGAGGTTGAGTTTGTTGATATTACCTGCGTGGTTCCTGTATGGTGGAGTCCGTACATGGCAGATTACACAGTTACATTCAGAAGCGGAAGAAGAGTGGTATCCTGCACCAGAGCAGAAATGCAGGAATACGTCAACCAGAAAATGACCAACAACATATTCCGCTCGGCGCTACGGCGTTCGGCGCGTGGGGGTAGATAGCTAGATGGCAGAAAATCGATCACTCTTCCAGCGGATTTTTGGCGGCGGAGACACTAGCCTAAAAGCTGGCGGCACTGCCATTGTGCCCGACTACGACATTGGGCCATACGCTCGCGGGGTGGGCTCCGTCCAAATGACTCGCCGCAGCGTCATGCAGTTGCGCAAGTGGTCCCGAAGCAACCCGTGGATTCGTGCTGCAATCAACTTGCGCCGAAGCCAAGTAAGCCGTGCCAAGTGGGACATTGTGTCCCTTGACGGCGATGAGGTTAGAGGGACTACGCGCAAAATTAGCCAAATTAAAGAGCTGCTTCGCACGCCAAACCGCCGAATGGACTCATGGCGCTCACTCATTGAGCCAGTTGTTGAGGACATCCTTGTTCTTGACCAGGGCGCCATTGAGGTTATTCAGTCGCGTGGCGGCGCTATCGGCATTGAGGGCGCAAAGCCAGTGGCGGAACTCATTGCAAGAGACGGCGGCTCAATTGCCTTTAATAATGATTGGACCGGAGAAACCGACAACGACCCTCGCTATTACGAAATTGACCAAACTGGCAGAATCTCCCGAAAGTTTAAGAACCACGAACTGATTTGCTTTATTTCAAACCCGGTAACCTATTCGCCAATCGGCCTCTCGCCGCTTGAAGTACTTGCCGACACCATTGAAGCTGACCT